CTTAGGCCACGAGCTGCCGCTATAGTCAGGATATTTGTCGCGGCGTAATTAATGGAGCTTGCGATACTCCGCGCATCATCATCGCAATCTTCGCAGGAAGAGGGGATAAGCGCACAACAACCTTTCGCATCAGCAGCCGCCTCAAGTAGCGCGTAATAAGTTGCCGCCCTTGAACTATAGGCCTTATTCCTGAATTCGATGGCGTTATCCTCGATCGTCCACCAGTCGCCATCCTCGAATAGACCGCGATGCCATCCAAGTGCGCCTCCATAATAACAGAAATGAACGCGCTCCTTAGCACCTTCCATCTGATAGACTTTGAGTTTTTCCCCGACTTTGACCTCCCGGAAAGTCAAGCCGCTTCTTACGGCGGCCATATCGAAACCGCTGGCCTTCGTACCACTGAAATCACGCACGTCGAAAATCTGCTCATAGCCGTTGTCATAATGCGTCATAAGGTGGAATTTCTCGATGATATCGATTGCCTTCTCATTCACCCATCCGTCTGAAGCGATCGTGAACTCCTGTATCTTCTTGTGAGTCTTGATAAACTCTTCGATTTTCGCAAAACGGCTATCCATAAATCTGTTTGGCAGTGCGCAAAAATACTGCATGGCCCCGATAAGCTGTCTCCGTTGTTCATGGTCCCGATAGTCGAATGTTTCCCAATTTAAGTTAAATATTCTGCTTTGCATCGTTTTTCTCCTTTACGGTAATACCGTTTCGATCTCTGCATGGTCTCCCTTGAGATCGATTTCAACATAAAGCTCATCAGCATCAGCTGGTTCGGTAGCAATCCCGATCCAAAAATAGCCCGAGTTATAATCCGGCGTGACCAGTCTTGTAGTAGGATCCCAATAGACCCTCATCCCTGGCAAGAAAATATCGGTGGATTCGGTCATCTTGGGAACGTCGATTTTCTCGGCATGGTAAAAAAGAACAGCTTCTTCATCAATGTCAGCCGATTCCAAAACCGCGCCGACTGTATCATTGATGAGATAGAGATAAGATACGCCTGTTCTTCGTGCATCTTTTATACCTATAACACCAGCCGAGTCTTCCACAGTAAATTTAAAAGAACGCCAATCTGCATCTGGCGTTTCTGTTCTTAATGCGTTCGGCATTTTTTTCTCCTTTATTAGATTTTTAGTTCTTTTCTGCTTTCAGTTATTTTCATCCTGCGTCCGGGGTTGTTCTGATCATCGGATTCTGGGCCGGGTCGATGTATTTATCTTCAGCATCACCGCCTTTGTTGACACCGGCTTCAGAACCAGTGCCTTTTTTGTCCTTGTTCTTATCCTCGGCCTGTCCTACAGCGATCCCCAACTCTTTAGCGATCTTACCGTATTCATCGATCTCGGAATCGAGATAGGCGTCGAACTCTTTTTCAAGTTCTTCAGGCTTTTGCGGCAAAAACTTCGGCAGCCGGAGGTTTATGAATTTCACCTGCTTTTCATCCAGCTTTCTAGTTTCTTTCTGTTTCTCGAAAATAGAGCCGATCTGATTCTTTGCAATATCAAGCTGAGCAGCCTTCATCTGTTTTTCTTGCTCCTCCATCTTCTTTTCAGCTTCTTTCAGCTTTCCCTCGAACTCCGCCCTTTCTTCGCTAAGCTTCTCGAACTTTCGGATGTCATAGCCTCGAGCGTTAGAGATTTTCTCCTTCACCTGTTCAGAAATGAAGGGATCAGCCAAAATAGCCTCTGACTCGAAAAGGTCAGTCGGCTTGAACTTGGCCTCCTTGATTGCCTCTTTTAATTCGGCAAGGGTCATATTTTTTTCTCCTTTCTCAAAAAGGGTTATTGAAAGCTTCCGCTTCTCGGCAAAGGCCTGCAACTGCCCAAGCAGAGTGGCTCCGGGAAAGCCAGGCGTCTCCACTTGCGAATTACTGAGCGCTATGCCGGTTATCTCGTTAACATCAGCTACGTAAAGCTTATCAGTATCACCCTTTAAATCGACATCGGCCTCTATGCTTGCCACATCAAAAGGTAAATGCCGATATTCTGGGTAAATCCAACAAGCTATGACTGACGATAGACGGTCTTTTATATTCTTGAGAGACTTGCCCACAACCTCAGCCACAGCAGTACGGCCGGCAGTATCATTCGTCGCCGCATGGCCATGAAAAAGCTGTAGGCCGATCTTGATCTTATCATTGAGCTTTTGCACCATATCTGTGAACCAGCGCTTGACAATATTTCCTACGCCGACAAGATTACCTCGCGCCTCGCCCTCATGGCCGACAACAAAAGCTTTGATAAGAGGTGATTTATCCCGTCCTTTGATATCTTTCATCTTCTCAGGCGAGATCATAGAGAGAATCTCTGATTCGGCCATGCACTGGAGAGTTACTCGGAATCTCATTTACTTATTCTTTTCCAATTAATTGTCTTATTGCTAGAATAAAAATATTAAATGCAAGCCAAAGATAGGAAATAAATAATGGCAATTTAGTATTCATTTTCAAAACTACTTTAGCACAACTAATTGGAGCTTTAGGATTTTTCCCTTTTATAGCTACCACATGAATCGGAAATCTTATAGGAATTTCAATCTCTTTCATTTTTGATTCTCCATTCAAGCAATAATTTTCTTAATCGCCTTTTCATTTACTTCATCACCATATAAAATAAATATCAAAAAGAATAATATAAATAACAATAAATCGTAGATTTAATTCTGGAACATTATCTTTTAAAATACCAAAATTCAATGGTTCCTTCAATCTTCTATTTGGAATAGTATGTATTCTCATTAGTTTTCTTAATTTCTCTTATCAAAGAAATTAAATAATTATTAAACTTTTTTAAATTTCTTTTTGATTTCCATGATTTCATCATGCTTTCTTCTTCGGCCTGCCGGCTTTCTTTTTCTGCATTGCCTTTACTTTCGCCATTAGTTCTTTACGCTTCTTATTCTCTTCCATACCTCTGATATCGGAAGTCTGGATAAATGTTTTTTCCGGCTTCTCTCTCTTAACCTCACGAGCAGGAGGAAAGTTATGCGGCAATACCGGCTTAGCCCTTTCCACAAATTCCTTCTGCGATGTCGTGATGACTCGTTTGGGAATAGATGAGATTATGCTTCCTGTCGGTTCGCCTTTGTCATCAGTTTCTGTTCTGAGAAACTTAGCAAACCTTTTGTCTTCTTTTGGTTTTACGGTGTTTGTTGAAATCATCAATCCTCCTCAGTCTTTATCATCGGATTATCTTTCGGATTGAGATAATCAAAATCTTTAATCTCCATTTCCTGCGTCTCCGCTTTTGCAGGCTCAAACGTCCCGTCTTGCTCTTTACAGTGCGCTCTAGCCTGAGCCTCCGTCCAATCTTCTTTCGGGTAACGAAAGGCCTGAGTAGTTGTCGTAGTTTTACCTTTCAATCTCCCGATAATGATAGAAAGCTTATTTTGCTTTATCCGCCGGAATGAATCAGCCTGAAAAGAGTCTGGCGATTTTACGCGGCATGAATGTTCTCCGCTATATGGTGACATATCTTTCCTCCATGATATCAAACGACATTTTTCACCTCCTAATATATTCAAGATGGCCGCACTTGATACATTTCGCACAAGTCCGCCATCCCTTCTTCCTCGCATTACAGGGGCATGGCCGAAGAAACATCTTAGAACCGCACTTCGGACAGGGCGTGCTGATAATCTCAAGTCCCATTACTCTGTCAGTAGTCCTGATAATCAAACGCCCTCCATATTCATCGCAGCCTCAGCTTTCAATGCCTCAAGCTCTTCTTTCGCGCTAGCCAAGTCATCGGCGTCTTTCTGTTTCTTCTTCTCGGCTTCGGCCTCCATGTCGATACCTGGTATCTGAGATGCTACGTATTCTTTTGATATGATACCGCCGAGCGCAGCAGGAATCAATACTTTCTCCAGCCGGTCCCAATGCTCTTGGGTAATTTCCGGAATGTCTACTTTGATTTTTGCCGGATCAAGCTTTTTCGTTTTTTGCCCCATGCCAGACTCTTTATTGAAAAGCATCATAGCTTTTTCGATAAGCTCAGTAAATGCACCAATCCAAATCTCTCGTTCTCTTGCTGTTGCTGCCATAATGAGCTCGCGTGTATTCTCGCCAGTTGCCCGATTCTTGAGCAGATCAAGCAGACCGAGATAATGGATCGGAATACCTGTCACACCAGATACGATCTTGATGCATAACTCGATTTCAGAAAGCAGGTTTTGAACACCTGAAGCATCAGGCGATTTATAGTTGAATATTCCGCCCTTGAGAACAAAACCTTTCGATATCTTCCAATTTATTTTATCAAGCTTTTCCTGCAATTCTGTTACATTGGTTTTTGATTCCGAATTAAGCTCCACAATAGGAATCGGCGCAGCGAATAAATGGTTGATTTCGCGCAAGTCCCTCAGAGCCATATCGAGCCGGTCGATCTGTGTCAAACATTTCATGATCTTCGGTTGTGCGTCATTAGGATCAAAAAGCCGGCCGCCAAACTTTTTATAGACGAACTGCTTTTCATCGAATGATCCGGCTGGTGAATTTCCAGAAACTGGCCACTCGATTTTTTTATACCAAAGATAATCGGTAGGATCAGTCTTTATGTTATATTTTTTTATCGTCCACGGAATGAACCGCGTAGAAACCATGCCTGGCCACACCTTGAATGGCTCTTTCTCGTAAATAATATTAAGCGCGACTTTGCCTTCGATCTCTACCTCTTTGGCTATCTCCTGAGCCATCTCTGCATCGAGACCGTTATAAGCGAAGAAATCGCTAGTCCACTCCAACTCAAGCTCAGCATCCACCCTTTTATCGACAACCGGAATGATCTGAATGCCCTCACCGAGAATGAATGCAGCACGAAGATCAATAATTGAGCCAGTCTGAGTGCATCCCCAAGCAGCCTTGTTACAGTATTTATCACTGATCGCTTTTACCGCAGATTCGTAAGACTTATACTGATTTCCACTATATGTCCGATTAACTTCAGTGATTGTGAGGATATTATCGACAAGCAACTCTTGAACTTTCTGACTAGCTTCGATCTTGGCCTGAAGCTGGATGTTTTTCTTCTCCATCTCTTGGAGTTCGGCTCGTCTTGGAAATAGTGTCATTTTATTTCTCATCTCGGATATAAATCATTCTCGAAAAAGGCGATGTCAGCCTCTGATTTTCGCATGTGCGTGTAAATGCCATAGCGGATTGCATCCATCGCATGATCATCGAATTTAACCGGTTCATTCGTCGGATTGCCATTTTTATCTGTTTTCCACTTATATTTGCTTCGTTCTTTGATGATATTTTCTGATCCTTCGACCATATGGATTTTAACGCTTTTTAAATAATCAATTCCTGCCCGGACTGAATCTGGTCCCTTCTCAGATGGTAATATTGTCAACCCTAAAGCACAAAGCTCATCAATAGATTTTGGTTCGGCTGAATCAAAGTAACATAAATCCTCTTTAGTAATTCCCTCAGAAATCATCTTGCGCCCAAGTGCCTGATTTGTCAATCCTGGTTCATAAATAACTTCTTGAACCCAAAATTCCAATGCTTTGCGGTAAATACGCACGACAACAGACGGATTGACGGAATATCCGAAATCGCCGCCATCAATCACTTCATCAAATTTAATATCCGGCAATGGAACAACATCCCAATTATAAATCTGGCCTTTTGCAAAAGCCCATTTTCCATACAGATAAATATCCCGATATGTCTCATCATCCAACTTTTCGAGCACAGAAAGATATTGCTCTCGGATTTCTTTAACTGGATTATCTAAAATAGTTGATGAATGGACAAAAGAATTAGATTGTGCTTTATCAAAGAATTGCTTTTTAATCCAAGGCGCTCGTGCTTCATCAGGATTGAATGAACCCATTATCTGTTTATAGTATGGAGTTGGTTCCCTAAGAATCAAATCGATTTCCATAAAATCGTCTTTCGTAAATTCTGTAAGTTCTTCCATCCAAATAGAAGTTGCCGCTTTATATGATTTTATCTTCTCTTTTTCATCAAGGCCATCAAAAAGAATCTCATTAATTTGGCCAGATGGATTAATGAAAGTTATTGTTCTGTCTGTTTTATTGTAATCATGAATAATATCATTTTCTGCTAGAATCATTCTGACAACTTTAATACAACTTTCTTGGGCTGTCTTGCGTACTTTTCTCAATACCAGGAAACGGTGATTTCCTTCCTTCATACAGCGATAGAATATCTTTCTTGCAGCGAACTCCGATTTTCCTGAACCCCGGCCTCCACAGAGCATGAGATATCGCGATTGTTCTTCAAGAAGCGGATAAAAAGATTTACTCAGAGTTATTTTCATTTCGTTTCAACAACCTCTATTGTGAGCTTACTGTCTATCTTGCCAGAAAGGCCTATGTCTACATTTTTTGGTAACATCGAAAAATACCATTCATAAATTTTCTCTTGATTCTTTAAACTTTTTTTACCCCATTTGATTACTCCTTCTACTCCTCCCATACCATCAAAGACTTCTATGAGGTCTTCTTTTACAATTCTAGGTATTTTATCTTTTGCTCCTTTTGGCCTTCCTAAACCTGCTTTGTTTTTCTTTTTAAATTTTCCCTTTGAATTTCTATCTTCCCGTCTATTTTCCGTTTGTTTAGCGATTTCACTCATCTCGATATCTTCACTTTTACCATCTCATCAGCTTTATGTAGTTTATTCAGATTTGATAAAAGTTTATCGTCAGAGGCATTAAACTCTAATAATAGCCTTGCTTCTTTATCTCCGGACACAAGACTCTTTATGCTCATTTGTTTCATTAAGGCTTCAAAAATTACTTCCATTTTTATCTTATTCTCAAAATATTTTCATCCTCTCTTTATCCCCTTGATATCGTCCTTGATTTCTAGGATATCCCCTTCAATATTTCTAATCTTCGTATCGAGTTCTACCAACTTCAGCCTGTTATCGTTTATTTGTTTGTAATTGTCTACCATCAAATGATAAGCGGTTGATGGATTTGAGCCTCCGTTTATCTTTTTTACCGCAGATTTTCTTGC